CTCCCAGGACCGGCTGGGGGCCCACGGGAGACCGTCATGCCAAACTACGTCGACACAGACGAACTCAAGACGGTCCTCGGCGTCGGGGACCTCTACCCTGACGCGCAGCTCGAGCAGGCTGCCACCGCAGCGACGAACCTTGTGCTGTCCATGCTCAGCCGGTACGCCTACCCCATCGACCAGCTCTGCTGCGAGGACGGCAACGAGGTCAAGGCCCGAACCGTCGGCTTCCACCGGCTCTACGTCGGCCAGTCCATCGTCACCGAAGGGCTGCCCGCACACCTGAACGGCCCCGCCACGATCACGGCCATCGGCTACACCGCCGACGTGCCACCCCGCCCGCTGTGGCCCTGGCCGACCCTGTGGCCGTACTCGTACTCGAACGCGCAGGAGCTCTACAACACGTTCACGTTCGAGCTCGTCCACCAGCAGCCGCCCATCACCGAGCAGCGGGCCATCATCCCGTCCGGCTACGTCTACGACCAGGCATCCCAGGACGTCTACGAGCAGGACCCGCTTGTCCTCGAGGCGTGCATGATGCTCACCGTCGAGATCTGGCAGGCGCGCGTCGCCCCTGGCGGCATCATCCAGGGTGTCGACTTCCAGCCTGGACCGTTCCGGCTCGGCCGGTCCCTCATCGGCCGCGTCCAGGGGCTCCTCGCACCGCACCTCGACGTAGGCACGATGGTCGGATGAACCTCAAGGACCTCAGGCAGACGCTGGCGACCGCCCTCGAGGACGCCGGCATCGACTACTCCACGTCGGCGTTCCCACCGCCCGTGGTCATCCCGCCGACCGTCGTCATCGTTCCAGGCAACCCGTGGATCGCGCCCATCACCATCGGCACGCCGACCGCCCCCCGAGTCCAGGTCACGTTCCGGCTGACGTGCATCGTCGCCAACCTCGACAACCAGGGTTCGCTCGACCAGCTCGAGAACCTCGTCTTCGCCGTCCTCGACAACATCCCAGCAGGCTGGGAGGTCGGCGACGTATCACCACCGTCCGTCGAGACCATCGGGCCATCCGACCTTCTCGTCTCGGACGTCCAGGTCACTACCATCACCGTACCGACGACCCCCGTCGTCCCCGAATAGGAGCCCATTATGGCAACCGTGCTCACCGGGCGGCAGCTGTCCCTGACGATCGACGGGGACGTGTATGACGCTCAGACCATCTCGGCCACGTTCACCTACACGCCGAACCGTGAGGTGCTCGAGACCCTTGACGGCCCGATCTACAAGACGCTCACGTTCGAGTACACGCTCGACGTGTCGATGTACCCCGACTGGGGAACCAACGTGAACGTCGGCATCCCGAACGGCCTGGCGGCCGCACTGGCGAACGCCGCGCTCACCGCGCCCGACACGTCGCTGAACTTCAGCATGGTCGTCGACGGGCCGGACAGCAACGGCACCGTCACCGGCAAGGTGTTCCCGGAGGTGCCCGCCGTCGGCGGCGAGGGCTCGACCGCATCGACCGTCACGTTCACGCTCACCGGCGACCGGAACACGACGCCGACCATCACGTTCGCCTGATAACCGCATAAGGAGAGAACATGGCAACCGGCGCTCACATCGAGGCCAACCACCGCGACCGCGGAGAAATCGTGCTCGACCTCGAGCTCGAGGACTGGATTGCGTGGGAAGGCTGGGCAGGCCGCTCGTTCGCAACGTTCGGAGACGAGGACAACCCTCCCGGTGCCAAGGACGTCACGTACCTGTCCTACGAGGCCGCGAAGCGCACCGGCGTCCACGACGGAGACCTCAAGTCGTGGACCCGGTCGCTCGACGGCTTCCCGAAGTTCAGGTACGGGAACGCACCGCGCCCTACCCCGCCGGCAGCCTCGGACGACGCCGCATAGACGTCGCCGTGGCTACCGGCACCGCACCGAACGACTGGAACGACCTGGCAAATCTCCTCACCGCCGAGGAGGCACTCCAGGAGGCCCACAGGAGGCCCTGAGATGGCTGCTACAGGTGGCGCATACTTCTCAGGCTTTGCCGACCTTGGCAACGTCACGACACAGACAAGCCAGTACGGAGCGACCTCTCGCAGTAAGGTCGGCCGGGTCACAGTCCGCTTGGACGACGCAGAGGTCAAGACCATCCTGCGGCATTTCAGCAAGATGGGCAAGCAAGCGAACGATGACCTTAAAGACCTGAGCCGCAGCATCGCTCGCGAGCTCGTCACCGAGTTTCAGATGGCCGCCCGAGGCACGCGCTGGTATCCGGAGCAGGCCTCGTTTGTCGCTCAGACGGCACGAGTAGCTCGAGACCGTGTCCCGTCAGTCACCTTGGGTGGCGCTAAGCAGTACAGCACGTCCGATGGCCGACGAGTCTCGCCAGGATCGCTGCTCTTCTTGTCGGAGTTCGGCTCGTTTCCATCGCGACAGCGTCAACGCTTCCGCAACCGCAAGCAGCAAGCCGCGGGCGTGCGCGGTGGGCTTCAGGGACCCCCGCGGTCCGCTAAAGAAGGTAAAGGCAACCGCGGCTGGTGGCTCTTCCCACGACTCAAGAGACTGCAGCCCGACATCCTTCGTGCTTGGCTTGAAGGTGCACAAGAGGTCGCCGACACTTGGGGGAAGCCGTAATGGCCGCATCACAGACCATTCGCACCCTCAAACTCAGCCTGCTTGCCGACGTGTCCGAGTTCGGCAAGGGCATGGGCAAGGCCCAGTCGGACTTTCAGAAGTTCTCCAAGGGCGTCGAGCAAGCCTCAAAGGTCGCGCTCGGAGTCATCGGCGCCATCGGCGGCATCGCCGCGTCCGCGATCAACGCAGCTTCCGACCTCGAGGAGACCGGGTCTGCCATCGAGCAGGTGTTCGGACCCCGTGCAGCACGGCAGCTCGACACGTTCGCCCGCGACGCCGCGCAGGCCCTCGGCCAGTCCCGACAGCAGGCCCTCAGCGCCGCACAGACGTTCGGCATCTTCGGCACCTCCGCAGGCCTCGCCGACGACGACCTTGTCGACTTCACGACCAGCCTAGTTACGCTCGCCGGCGACCTCGCATCGTTTAACAACACCACGGTCGATACTGCCATCAACGCTCTCGGCGCCGCCCTTCGTGGCGAGTCCGAGCCCATCCGGCAGTACGGGGTGCTGCTCGATGCTGCCACGCTCAAGAACCGTGCGCTTGCCGAAGGCATCATCGAGACCACCGAGGAGGCGCTGACACCGCAGCAGCGCACCCTCGCCGCTTACGCAGAGATCCTGGCGCAGACCAGCCTGCAGCAGGGCGACTTCGCCCGCACCTCCGACGGCCTCGCCAACTCCCAGCGCGTACTCCAGGCCGACCTCGAGAACTTCCGTGCCGAGCTCGGCGAGCAGCTCCTTCCCGTCGTGCAGGAACTCTTGCCGCTCATCCGCGGCTGGGTGGACGAGATCACGGGTGTCGACCCTGCCCGACTTATTGCTATCGGCGAAGCCGTCGGCAAGATCGCCGTGGCCATCGTCGGCCTCAACGCGTCACTCAAGGCCTTCGCAGCAGTTCAGGGCGCATGGCGCGCCGTCAGCGGCGTCGCAGCAGGCGTCGCCGCCGGCTCGCTAGGCGCATCGGCAGCCGCAGCCGGTGGCGTCGTGGTGGGTGGCGCACTCGGCGCTCAGGCGCTGTCCGAGTCGCTCACACCTGAGCAGGCGGGACGGGTCGGAGGCATCCTGTCCGGTGGACGAGTCACCTCTACGCAGTCGATACCGCTCGGCGGCCGTGGGACCGGTGGCACCAGCAGACTTTCAGGCGGCCAGATCGTCGTAAACGGCATCGTCGGCTCGCCATACCAGGTGTTCCGTGAACTCGAGCGGCTCGACGCACAGGGCCGCAGGGCCGGCATCGGCTCAGCGAGCACCCAGTAATGGGCTGGCCCCGCGCCGTAACCGTCACCATCGACGGCGTCGACCACACCGCCGAAGCCATCGACTCGGTGTTCATCCAACGTGGCCGCCGCTCCTACTGGGAAGGCCTACAGGCCGGCTCGGCCCGCATCGTCCTCATCGACCCGTCGACCAGGCCGGCCATCGGCGACACCGCCACCGTCGACGTCGCCCTCGACGCAGGAGGCACTGCACGGCTGTTCGCCGGCAAGGTCCAGGCGATCGCGGCGCAGCTCGACCCGAACATCGGCACCGTCCTGTCCATCGACTGCTTCGGCCCGCTCGCGAAGGCCGGCCGGCGCGACCAGGACGACACGCTGGCCGTCCAGCTCGACGGCGCACGCATCGAGACCCTCCTCGAGTCCGCGCTGGCCGAGCAGTGGGCCGAACAGCCCCTCACGCAGACCTGGGCCGCAGTGCCGTCCGCGCTCACCTGGGACGACTACGGCATCGACCCCAGTATCATCGACGCCGGCCTGTACGACATCGCCGCCCTCACCCAGGTCCCCACCCCGACCCTGTCGGCGCTGGCGAACACGATGTTCTCGGCCGGCGGCGTGATCTACGAGACCGGAGACGGCCGTGTCGGCTACGCAGACTCGACCCGCCGGCAGGGCGCCAGCCTCGGCACCCCGCTCAGCATCCCTGCAGACCGCATCGCCTCACAGTCCGGCGTGACCAGCGAACGGTTCGACGACATCGTCAACCAGGTCAACCTGACCTACTCCGGCGGGTCCGTGACCTACAACGCCGTCGACTCGGTCGCCGAGTACGGGTACGTCACCCGCGACTACGTCACGTCCCTGAACGACGCCGGAGACGCTGCCGACCTTGCCGAACGCCTCGCGCAGCTGCAAGCCTTTCCAGCAGCGCAGCTCGAGGGGCCGCTGCTCGTCCGGCTAAACAACGTCACCGACAGCCTGTCCGACGACCTGCTGCAACTTGAGGTCAACGACTACCTAGCCGTGACCAGCATCCCGACGTCGCTGTACTTAGCAGGCACGTTCTACGGCTTCGTTGAAGGCGTGAACTACGAGTTGACCCACTTCGCCGCCAACGTCGAGTTGTACGCGTCGGATGCGCGCTACTCGATCTATCAGACCCGCTGGGTTGACGTGCCCGCCACCCTGACCTGGGCCAGTGTGGACGCTACGCTCACCTGGCAGGACGCTTAGGAGACCCCGATGCCCGACACCGGCGCACCCTGGAACATCCCGTACGTCGCGGGCACCGACCTGGTGTCCGACTGGCCTACCGACTCGCAGACTCTTGCCGAAGCGATCGCAGACGGCTTGGATGTTGCTGGGCTGGGCATCGGCTCGAACATTGTCCAAGCCGTCAAGACGGACACTTTCACCACAACGTCCGCGACGTTCGTCGACATCACCGGGCTTTCAGCGACGATTACTCCATCTGCCACATCTTCCAAGGTGCTCATCATCGCAGGCATCGCAACGTCTATTACGGCTGGGTCACCAGGATTTCTCAGACTCACAGGCGGCAACTCATCGGCATTCGTCGGTGA